GGGAACTCATCAAATACACCAGGAGTTTTAGCATTATATACAAAGGTATAATAGTTACCTGCATCAGGAACTATTTCTGTTTCACTAAACACTTCCATGATGCTCATCATAATATCATCAGCATCATCTAGTTCTTCAATTTTATCTTGAAGTTCTTCTGTTCTTTCTGACATTATTTGATACCTAATTCATCTTCTGTGATTAGTTTGAATTCAATTCTTCTATCTAAACAATACTCTTGTGCTGCTTTCCATTTAGCTTGGTTAATAGCATAGGTAG